AGGCTCAGTCCAACAAGGTATTAACGAAATGAAATCAGCGTTTCATTCAGGACAACTTACGATCAGTGATACATGTGTAAACTTAATAGACGAATTAGAAATTTATTCATGGAAACTAGATACAGAAGGTAAGGAAACTGACAAGCCTATTAAAGAGAATGATGATGCTTGCGATTCAGTCAGATACTTTATAACGAAGATACGAAATGCCGGCTTAATGACTTTAGACGATATTGCATTGTAGTTGTGCTATAATCAATTTAGAGTGCCATCGAGCGCCATAACAGGGTAACAACTTATATGAAACTAGGTCAAAGATTACAGACCGCATACAAGATTTTAACATCACAGAATCTTGGCAATTCTATTAGTGGTCAAGTACTACGCAATTATCAACAAGGTTCAGCTTTTAATCCTACACGCCAACTCTACGGCATAACATATAAAGCAATCGACAAAATAGGGATGTCAGTAGCTGACTATCAGCCATTAGTCGAAAAGAAAAACGGTGAAACGTTAGAAAACCACCCACTGTATAATTTAGCTAAACAACCAAACCCTCGACAATCAGGACATTACTTTTTTCATCTTGAGGCTATGCTGTATGAAATCTATGGTGAATCGTTTTGGTACAAAGTACGAGGTGAGCGTACAAACAAAGTAAAAGAACTCTACTTACTTAATCCGGCTTCTATGGAACTAGTATTTGGTGAGGGTGAATTACAAGGCTATGTACTCCACAAACCTAACGGACAACAAGTACCTTTTACACTAGAGGAAATACATCACGACAAACGACCAAACCCATTTAACGAATGGCGTGGTATGAGCGTACTGGAAAAGGCGAGTCAATATGTAGACATTGAACTCACTACGACTTCATTCACTTTAAACTACATGCGGAACAATGCTAGTCCAAGTGGGATCGTAAGTCTACCTGATATGGATCGAGATACATTTAAACAGTTTGCTGCACAATGGCGAGAGGGATATGAGGGACCAGAAAATGCAGGAAAGACTGCATTTATACGAGGTGGCGAGGCTGATTTTAAAGCTGTTGGTGCAACACTCAAGGACATTGATCAGAAGATTACTAGGGACATGGCTAAAGATGATGTGCTGATGATGTTTGATATGCCGAAAGGTTTACTCGGAGCAAGTGGTGAAAAGGGATTAGGACGAGCAGAAACAGAAGCATTAGAATACATATTTGCAAAGTATAAGGTCGAGCCTATGATGGAGCGACTAGATGAAATCTTTGAGGGTATACTAGTAGAAATGGGTGTGAGCGATTCTACCAGTGAAATTACACATTTATCTTCTATTCCTGATGATAAGCAACATATACTCTCACAAAATGAAAAAGGGGTCGGACGGTGGATAACTATAAACGAGGCTCGTCAAAGTCAGGGACTGCCTCCCATTCCAGATGGAGATGTGCTCGGTTCACCGCCACCCACAGCAGCATCTAAAAAGATCACGCTTAAAAAAAAATTAACTAAAGCTGAAATGACTAAAAAGATTAATCAAGATCAAGAGGAGTTCAGACGAAACTTGGTTGAAACTAACGACATCTATGCTAAGAAGTATAAAAGCAAATTAGTTACCTTTCTCGCCAATCAAGAAGATCAGATTATAGAAAAGATAGGCGCTCGTAAAAAAGCCTTTGAAGAATGGTTGTTTGATATTAAGAACGCCAGTGAAGATATGAAAGACGCATTACTGCCAGTCATATTAGATTTAATGGAAGCACAAGGCGAAGATGTATCTAACTTTATTAGTGGTGAACTACTAACAATCTCACCTGAAATACGAACTAAAGTAGAACATGACATCTTACAAATTAGTGGTGTATTTAACACAGATACGATCAAAGCACTAGAAAAGACATTACAAGAGGGTCAAGCACAAGGCGAATCTCTGGTTAAACTAAAAAAACGTGTAGAGGAAGTTTACTCAGACGCTAAAGGCTACCGAGCAGAACGTATTGCCCGAACTGAATCATTACGAGCAAGTAATTCTACAGCCGAGATTGTTTATCAGCAATCAGGCTATAATAAAGTAGAATGGTTCACGAATCCCGGAGCTTGTGAGTTCTGTCAAACATTTAGCGGTAAGACAAAGAACATTGGATCAAACTTTATGAATAACGGTGATACATTGACTGGTGCTGATGGTGGCATGATGAAAATAACTTATGATGATATAGGTACACCACCGCTTCACCCGAATTGTACCTGTTCATTAGTACCGGTATAAACAATGGATAATTTAGAACTCTATCAAGAAGAACAACGTGAATTGCTACTTGATTTAAATAAAGGCATACAGGGTTTATCATCTAAACTACAAGAACAAATTGATTCATACGAAGTAGTCAAGAATGTAGAAGTAACTGGACAAGTTCAGGTCAATACTGAAAAGACTGTTGAGGTGAGCAATTTAGAAAGCCTACAAGATGCAGTTAAAAGCCTAGAGGACACATTACATAGAGCAATCACTGATAACTCGTACAAGCCTTTAGAATCGGTCACAGTAAGTAATATTAAGGACGCACTACCTACTGAATTAAAGATTACTAACTTATCTGATATCAAGCAGTACTTTGTGAATCTTGATCAGACGATTAAGAATAACCAACCAATAGTAAATGTACAGAAACAAGAAGTTTCATTTCCAACCGACCCGAAAAAACCTGTAGCTGTTAGATTATCTGATGGTAAAAAGTTTTACGATGCACTAACCGCAGCAGTTGGTGGTGGCATAGATAGTCAGGGTATTATAAATGCCATAAACAATATTAGTACTACTACTACAACTAACTACAAAACCGAGGTAGATAAATCTACCACCACAAATGTTATTTACATCGGTAAAGCCCCTATCGGAACAGCTACGAGTACCGCAGGATGGCAGATTAAAAAGATAGATAAAACAGTAACAGATAACGTAACCATAACATTCGCAGCTGCTGGGGCTTTTACCGCAACGTGGAATAACCGAGGAAGTGAGACTTACTCATGAAACCAATAAATCGCAGATACCACGACTTAGATGAACCGACTACACAACCGAGCATGACTTGGGATATGAGTAATGGTGATGAAATAGTAGTGGAAAACCTTATTACTTATGGCGAAGCAACTGACGGCAAAGAACAGCTGACAGCACTGGCACAAGCAGTCTGTGATAGCTACGAGGAGAATTTATAATGGCAGTAATTATTTCAAATGGTGCAACTACTTATCCACAGCTGGTGGGTTTTATAGGGCGGAAAGTTACAATTTATCTACATACAGCACAACAGTGTTAGCACTGAGCACTACTAGACAAATCAATGTTACTTTTGCTAATGCTGGCAACTGTCAAGGGTTAATTATTTACCTAGCTACCGCAACACACTGCAACAAAGACGTAACTGTTAAACTCCAAGAGAATACTGGCTCATGGGTAGACCGAGCAAGTGTAACCCTGACCGCTAATCAAATTACTAACAGCGTAGCCAGTAATGCTCAGGCTACCTGGGTAAAGGCTTTTACATTTACAACTCCTTATGCCGTAGACACCACAGCTAGCAAATGGCGATTCGATATATCACAAGGCTCAGGTACAAATAACTGGTCACTCAGAACTTCAAATGGTACAGCTCCGTCATATATTACTTGGTGCGATAACGCTCTAAGCTACACTACTAACGATGTAATAATCGCCAAAGACAAGATAACCATTGACCAAGACTGTACTTTTAAGGGACTACTCTCAACTGGCGATTCAACTTACTCAGTCTGTGCGGTAGCCTGTACTGGCTCAACAGGTGACTATAACAACAACGGTATGATTGTCTGGGATAGTACGCCAGCAGCTAGTTATACGATGACTATAGATGGTTTAGTGCTAATGTCGGCACACGCAGGCTTTCACGTTGGTGACTCAGCTAATCGCATACCCTACGCTCAAAAGGCTATAGTTAAGATAATACCAGCTACTTCAGGTACAGCTATCAATACTGGGTTAAATATCTGTGGAACTCCAAACCACGCAAGTTATATTGGGCGTATGAATATACAAATGTACGGTGAGATACCAACTACACGCTCAACCACGCTCAGTGCAGACGCAGCAGCCTCACAACCAAACATCGTTACTACCGACTCAACAGGCTGGGCGATAGGTGACAAGCTAGCTATTGGCAAGGCAAATGTTGTCGGTGGAATCCCAGATACAGCGCCCTATACAATCAATACTATTGCAGGTACTAACATTGGTCTAACTACTAATATCTTGACTAATGCCAGAAAATCTGGTGGTCACGTCTTTAGGCTCAATGGTTATGGTGTGGAGTTTAGGAATACGCACAACGCTGCAATTCTCAACTATTTCAACGGTGGTAATAATGTGGTATTTAGTGGGGTGTGGCTTGATGGTATCGCATTCAACACATCTAACGGTACGAGCCAATGGTACGATGATGCTTCCAATATAGGTAATATAACTATTGAAGATTGCAGTGTGAGTAATAGTATTATTACAGGTGGTGTAGTTCTGATGACGGCAATTAACTTCGCAAACAAGCCGATGTCGGTACAACGATGTCATTGGTTCAAGGCTAATACGTTTGGCACACTTTATGGGCCAACGTCAGCTATTAAGACGTTCACCAATAATATTTGTATTTCGGGTAGCGTAGTTGGTTTAACGAAGTTACAAAACATGAATATAACTAACAACTACTTTTATAACAATTCAAATCAGTTTATAGGCAACTCTTCTGGGTGGTTCAATTCTACCGTATCTAATAATTACTTCTGGGGTACTAGCTCAGGGGTAATGCGAAATGATGGTGCAATGGTCAATGTAATTTGGAGTGGCAATCAACACGAACAAGTGCTTCGTTCAATCTGGAATTTCTCAACAATCATCAACTGCCCTATGATAAATGAAACTTATGGTATTGAAGCTGGAAGCTTTGAGATATACCACGCATTCGTAAGCTACTCGCCTTACGCCAACTTTGTTATAGACAACCCAAATATAGGTACTTCAATTACACCGACCCTAAATGATACAGATGGCGTGGATGGCTCGCAGATACGCTTCCAGAATTATGACCAAACCGCTAACTCTGATTTTACACATATGCCATACGGCAAAATCTACCGTACTGGCACAGGTTTAGCTGACACTACCGTACGGACAGCAGGTGGCTTTGCTATGAGATTTGAACCGACTTATTCACCAAACTTAATGCACTGGGAACAGAACATACCAACAGGCAATATTCAAAGCAAAACGATGACGG